GGGTACTTACTTAATAGCCCCCCGAAGGGGGAGCCCCACACGGCCGTAGCCCGGGACATCGCTACCTTTCATTTCTCATACTTCAACAGCACAAACTCACAAAATCTGCCGTAGCGTCAATTGTTCCTGGGGATGCACTGCTATTTCGCGTATTTTTAAACGCGCGGATGTTGTCAAGCAATCTGTTTACCTGACTACCGTCACCGGGTGGTAACGATAAATCGAGAGGAGCCACCTCTCTCAAAACACCCTCATCTTTGATTTTTTTGATGAAGCTACGAACATAACACGCTGGGATAATCTCAGGACCAGCTTTGTTCGTCTGTTTCCGAACAGAATTAAAAGATCTAGCGGCAGGTATAACGCCAGTACTAAACTTGGGACTTTTCTCACCGCCCCTCGCAATTCCTCGCTCCCTCACCCTTTCGATCTCTTCTTTCATTGCCTCGTGTTCCTCATCTCTACTCATACCATAATTTCCTGGACGAAGATCCATAGTAATTACGCCATTTTTGATCGGTGCAACACGTTCTGGCAAGCTGGTGATTGCTGCTCTAATTTTTTTTGTCTTTACGGCAAACAGCAACGAGGGAAAAGGGTATTTCAGTCAGGTGTTTATTTGGCTGTTTAGCCAAAGTACGCAAATTACGCCTGACGACCTTTCGAAAAGTTTTCGCGTCCGGGGTCGCTTGCGAAGCGAATCCCAATACGTCCTCAACACCAGCATCCATCCACAGTGACGATGCATTAAACTTTCGTAGTTTGTGACCATCCTGGAAGTAAGTAGAGTTGATTTCTCCGTCGCGTTCAGAGACCATGGTCTTCTCTTCGTTGACGACGAGTCCTACTTGACTTCCTTGCTTGATCACTTCACCGCGGAGATCAGTGGTAGCCCGAACTTCGCGGGTAAGCAGATCATCCCCATTAACCAAAAGGGGATGGCTACTCCATTCTTTAAAACCAATCTCCTTCCTGTCTAACATCGCGGACAATGCCATGTCAACTACGGTCTTGTTGATCACGCAAAGTAAGGGAAAAGACATCACAGAGCCCATGGGCTGCCCTGAAAACGTCTCCTTACCATCTATCCTAAGATTAGAGAGTACACGAAGTGCCTCAATCTCGTCATCCTCCAGATGGTCCGCTTGTTCTTCCAGTACCTCAACTGCTGCGTTCACGTACTCCCGCTTAATATTATCCGTAGCGGAAGTATAATCAAAACTCAAAAACGCAGCGCCCGTGAGGCGTGAAACGTGCTGATCGGTCGGTTCACCTACCAACAGCCACCCTCGCCTTTTCAACATGTCGTACAAAGAATAATGCAATGGAGCGAGCCGGCGCGTGTTCTCGGAAGAGTATAACGTAACTACTCTTGGTTTACCCGAGGAAAACACCAGCTCGTAACGGCATTCACCGCTAAATTCTTCCACATTCCAATTACCTCCTTCCTTCCTGCGGTATCGCCGGGTAGCGTTCCCGTTTGGAATAAAAGGAGCACGTTGTCGATCCCATCCTTTCTCAATGTTTTGTCTGAGAGCCCTCTTGAAGCGGCTCAAATGCTCAACATCGACAGCGACTGGTCGGAATCGTGCTTCTTTCCATTGACTGAGCTTTTCCAAGAAGCGAGGTTCACATTCTTTGCAACAAGATTTCTCAAGTTTCTGAATTGTTTTAAAGCTCAGTTCGTCGATAGGGCTAAGCTTCTCGACGAAGCATTGTCTTACGGCGCTACGAAGCTCTCCGCATTTAATTTGCTGGGGTATATCTTTAGCTAGACGAGGCATACCCAACTCCTCGTACCATTTCAATAATTTCTTTGCACGAGCGCGTAGCCGCTCGCCGAGACGACATTGCCCATCACCCTCATCGTGAAGCACCGCATACGGGTTAGCTTTGAGGGCCTTGGCCTTGTCGTTTGAAACGGCGTCGGGTTCTACGATACCCTCCAAAACGTAGCTTTCATTTAATTTGTTCTTTATGGCAGCTGAATACTGCATGTCGACATAAGTTACGTCCTCGACGTGAGACGTTAACCAATCAGAT